TGATACGTGTTTGGTCTAACCTTTTTATATTTAGTCAGTATTCAGAGCACTTGACGACCATAAGTGGGTTCAGTGCCATACTCCCAGTCATCATAATCCTCATCGTTACGAATTTTTTCGTGCAATTCGTTGGTTGAGTCAAATTTTTTAGTTTTTTTCAACATTTCATCGTGCATCACCTCTTGAAGAAGGTGATTTGAGTCATAATTTGTAATTAAGTGAGTGGTTCCCCACATCTCACGCATCATTTTTCGATTAAAATCCGATTGTTGACCCATTTTTTGCTCCTGATTTTTAGAAATCAGAACTTTTTACGGGGTTGCTATCCCGTTCTTCTGATGTTTGCCAAAAATATTCATCGGTATCACCCAATCTACCCCATCTAATTCCATTCTCAACTTGAAAAACCCGAGTGGAGACTTTAAAATCGGGAGTTTTGGGATGTTCTGGAGTGATCGAGAGATCATACACTCTCATACGATTGTTTGGATACAACACAAATTGACCATTTTCAAGCTGAATGCAGTTATGAGACTTGTGTTCATCAGGTATTTCACTGACATTGGTATCTATGGTGTCAGGATCAGCGTGAAAATTATCCAGAGTGAAACAATATTGACCTTTCATTGTGCCAAAGTTTCGAGTACGAACTTCAAAGTCCATTGTGGAGATGTGTTGTTTCACGACACACCGAACGCCATAGTCCATACAATTCCAAAATTGTAGATTCGGTAAATCTAAATCAGGATCTGGTGTTTGTGGTGAAGCGAGAAAAGCGCTGATCGGTAACTTATCATACAAAGCACCATACTCTGGTAAATAGGTCTCAAAATAAAAAGCGCGCCCAGGTATGGACTTTGCCGATACCCAGACGCCTTCTACAAATTCACCAAATCCATCTTGAAGATCCCGAAGGTATTCTTTACGAACCCAGACCTTTAAAGGTGGAAGATTGATGATTAACTGACTCATCGCCCTTGCCCACGATAACGCTTCTTACGACCATTACGAGACGTTGCACTCAACAAGGTATGAACCGAACGCCCTTGCCGAGTCTTCTTCGGTGGCCCTGGTTGAAACACCACCTTGTTCATCGAACCTTTTGGTTTTGCCATCAGACTTCCTCCACTTCAATAACTTCAACTTCATCAGGATCAACCGAGCCCGGACGACCTTCATCAAACAACTGATTCATAATTTGAAACGCTTCAAACTTCCCTTCTTCACTTAAAGGGCTCTGTGAGAGTTCCCGCCCTTCATAAAAGAGCCGATAATACTTCTTCTTTTTCATCAGATAATCCTCGTCTTCTCGTGACCAACTCTGATACGTGGATCACACCACGTCACGATGCCTTCTTCTTTTGCATCCAGACAGAAACTCACATCCTCACCACACATATCTTGGATTCGCCCTGAGTCAAATCGTTGCATCTTTGGTGCGAACCAAGGATACTCCAAACGTTCAAAGACTCCCTTCTTAATCAGAACCCATCCAAAACCCGTGTAGTCAACTGTGAAAGGCTTATTCCGACGTGTGATGGACTCAACGGTTTCGTGATTCATCACACCACCATTCTTCTCAAAGTCTTCTTCATCCAACCAATGAGCTACAGAAGTTGTGTGCCCATCTTCCGTTGCATACCAACCACAAGCAATCTCCTTCTCTTCACCTTCTGCTGGAAGTGCAAGATCCATCAACTGCCAAAACTTATTGGTATCAAAAACAATGTCAGAATCAATCCACAGTTGATAATCATACTGTAACTTACCATCCCAAGGAATCTGTTTTGGGCCACGAAGAACATTTGCACCCAGACACTTACAACGTGCAAAGTTTACCATTGAAGAATAGTCTTGAGAAATCTGAATACTCAGACCATTCTGTACCAGATCAAAACAGAGTTGTACAAAATTCTTCAGAAAAATGTAAGAACATCCTCGACCAGGAAGGCAGAACACAATGCTCTTTCCTTTGCATCGTTCCTTGATCGCATCGTAATCCCAATCTTCAACTTGTTCAGTTTCTTTTGCAATAACCTTAAATCCTTTCGCCATAAAATTGATTGTTCAACAACAACATCATACTTCAATATTTAGTTTTTGTCTATAGACCTCCATTGTTCGGTATTCTGAATGTCAGAGGGTCATAGTTACTTCTGCGCCCAATTCGAGTGCGTGGTGATTCTTTTAAACTTGCAGTGACATAATTCGTTGCAAGAATAAACATAATGATCCTGGCCAGAGTTTTCATACCGGAAAAAAATTTTTGATGAGAATGATATAAAGAGCGCGATTTTGGTTCGTTGTAGGTTAGGGTTGTTAGCGTTTTTATATTCGGGGGGTTATACGGGGAAGGGGTTTATGATACGCGCCCCGCGCTACCCATAAGCCCCATCAAAACACTGCTCAAACGGGGAGCTAATCAGCCCCCCATCACGAACATCACCGACCGTCCCACACTGCTACAGCCCATCCATCACGTATCGCTGCTCTGATATCATAATCATCAGCCTCAAAGAGATCATCAAAATCACTGTCATATTCTACCACAGAATCATAAGAACTGTCGAGCCCTTGCATCATTTTGTCTGCATAATCAGCCATTGTGTTTCTCCAAGAAATGTGTTAGAATGTGTGTGAGATCTTATACACCAAAGAACTGTACGTGCCCCTGTTCGATCTCATCCAGAAGCCGCAGAATGTCATTACCAGTCTCTCCATAAGTGTACAGAAAAGAGACGAAGAACTGTTGCTGAGTCATTGTGTTAGAAATGAGTGTGAGTGGTTTGTGTGTGTATCAGCCGCTGGTCTTGAAGTAAGCAGCACGGTTGCCCTCTACGCTGCTCTCAGTGGCAGTGGTGGCGTGACCGTTATAAGCTTGACCACGACGGTTGGTGTTAGTACGAACGCCTTTGGTCATACTCATCACGAGTTCCGAAGCTTTGGCACGGCGGGGCTTGAGTACGGTGACAGTGGGTTTGATACCTTGTGCTTGAAGCTCAGTGGTGATGGTGATGAGGTTCTGCAGTGAAGCGTTCATTTTGTGTTTTGTGGTGGGGGTGCGGTGTCTCCCCCTGATGTGGCTACAATACGATGCCACAGGGTCACGGGCAAGGGTCTCAGAGGGGTTTTGTGCCACTTATGGGGGTGGCGCAGGGGTCGTTGCCATTCTTTGAGTTTTGTGGTAGCCTGCGCGCTAAGACAACGAGCCCTCAGAGCCTTTTATGGGTTCATAAGCACGAACATCAGAGCCTTTTATAAGATCATAAGCACGAACATCAGAGCCTTTTATAAGACCATAAGCACTAACATCAGAGGCTTTATAAGATCATAAGCACGAGCCTTTTATGGGTTCATAATCACATTAACACAAGCCTTCATAAACACTAACCCAGAGCCTTTTATAAACACAATTATGCGCCTTGAAGCATAAGATCATAACAATTATGCGCCTAGAAGCATAACTACATAATTTTCTCAGCTTAATTTTTTTAAGCCTTTTTTAATCAATTTGATTCAATAACCTCCTCCAAATCCCTTATGGCTGATTGTAACGCACTGGAGGCATAACCAGCAGCATACTGAAACGTTTTCGTCAAGCCATCATTCATTTCAGTGGTATAAGCTTGATTCACCACTCTTACAGCATCCTTCAGAGAGCTAACAATTTGATTCAGTTGGTATTCAGTGTAAGCTTCCATCAGTTAGACTCAATCAGATTGGCAGTAGTATGAAGCACAGTGGCAGTTACGTTACGAACAGGAGCCAATGGAGCCCAGAACAACCACAGTAGCAAAGCAGTCAGTGTTAGTTTGAGCATTGATTGTCGATGATAGTTGGCACTCCTAGACTTTGTGAGTTTAGCAAACATAAGCTTTCGATCCACACGACAAATAGAAAGCCACCATCGATTCGGCTTCATTCAGAGTCTTAAAGAATTGAGACCTCCATTCACACTGATTGTAAGGAGTTTGGTAGCGAACTTCGTAGCGAATCATTGAATCAGTAGTTAGAGATGGTTTGAAAGATAATACCAGTTTCGTTGTAGCGAAGGTCTACATCACATTGGTAATCTTCAGACAGAGAGTAAGCAAGATCAATGGCTTTGTCGAGAGTTGTAGTGGTGTTTTCGTATGGAGCAGCGTAGCACTTAACGTCGATTCGCATTGGGTTTGTTTCGTTGAGCTTAGTATAGGGCTAAACTGGGAGTGGTGGTGACATCAGTGGACAGCTTTGTGGCTGTCCATTTGGATCATCTGATACAGTGGCTTTGAGATCATTTGTTTGCAGCCATCACATTGAAGAGCAGACCAAGCTAGATGATAAACCTTTGCAATCGTGTGGCAATCTGGGCATTGAATCAGTCGAACGGTGGTTCTCATTGAATCAGGCCAACCGCATTCCGGAGAAGAAAGGAATCGGGCCACCATTGTATTGAACGAACCATTGAAAGTTCTTCTGAAACACATACTCACCTTCCATACCGAAAGCTTGAAGCAGTGCATTCAGCCGGGACTTGGTGGTAGCGGTCTGCCAGCCACCATCAAACAACTCCATCCAGGTCTCACCAATTCGAGCAATCAGATTCCCGTGCAGGTAGACATCAGAAACGTTGGAGAAGTTGATCACCTCAGTGTTGGCAAGCTTGAAGTCTTTGTTGTTCTGAATGGCTTGGATCATTTGGGTTTCGATCTTACGCATTGTGGTTTGGAAAGCGATTGGTGGTGGAAGGTCTCATCCCCTCCCGATGTGGCCATAATACGATGGCTGGGGGCCCTGCACAAGGGGGCTTGTGACAGCCGTTCAACTGTCACACGATGCGAGTTCCGTATTTACGAATCTCTCCAGCTGAGATGGTGATGCCAATGCGAGGATCCTTAGCTTTTCCGTTGCGTTTGGTAGCATACTGTTTCTCAGCTTTGGGAAGCAACAGTGACAAAACGGTGTCAGAATCCATCATCCACACTTCAGCAACCGTTGCACCTTCATAACGAGCGAAATAGTGACGAGGATAACAACCAATTTTATGCTCAATCAAATACTCCTCTTGATCTTCCCAAGTGGGCTGAACACTGATACCATTGTACGTTGCACTGATCGAGCTGCCGATGGTAGACTTATACTCAACAGGAGTTCCATCAGCTTCATACGCATCAGCTCCACTGTAGGTATCTGCAACCGTATGACCCAACAAACAAGCCAAATGAATCTCACGAGAACGTGCATAGCTCATCGGATCACCAGCATTCAGTGCATCAGCTGCTTCGTAGAGAGCAGCAAACGCATCCAGGTATTGTTGTTGAGCCGTGGAGAGAGTCGTGGCCATTGGTGTCATTTGTTTGATGTGGCCACAATACGATCAAACGGGGGGAATGTCAAGGGCTGTGGACAGCCGATCAACTGACACACGAAAACCGACTGTGATTGAAGTTTGCATTAGAAAAGACCTCACGATTCACCAGTTTGAACATACCAAACTGATTGGACAGAACATAACCTTCCGCATCAATTCTGTTCCCATACAGATAAGCGGCGGGACCATCATTGCGACAGAGGAACAAACAATCGTCTTTGATCGACTTTACCAACAACCACAGACGAATCAGATTAGAATCACAATCAAACTCATTCACATTTTCCACATCAATCTCTTTACCAAGACGAATGAAACTGTTCAACTGTTGTTTGATCTTTGCAGCTTCTTTATCAGTCACGAAGTTCACAATCGTGGACATTTGACGAGCAAACTCACATCCCTCTTTGACATCAGCGAACGAAGTCTGATTGTGCAGAATGTATGCATCAGGTTTCACGAATTTCACGGTCTCGGTATCAGTCCAGATCGAACGGTCAGGAAATGCAACCGCATCACGAAGATCGCTCTTCGCATAATAACAAGTGTGAGGGGCGATGATAATCTTTTGAGAAACAATCTCGGGAAACTGATAGGTAATGGTGTTAGGCTGATACTCATTCGATCCACCAAACCCGATGAAGTCACCCTGATAAATGGTGTTCAGACGAGGAAGATAATCGAAACACGAATGAAGAATCTCTGCAACTTCACCCTGATAGAATGAATCAATCTCATCGTGAGAATGAGCAATCCGAATCTTCTTCTTGTTGAATACAGCTTTGGTTCCCACAAAGAACTGATCACAAGCCGGATCAATTCCCCACACGATCGCAGGAGCTCCGTCGATCTTGAGTGACAAATTACCTTCAGCCACGAACCAATCGAGAACCGAAAGATCACCAGTCAGGATAGAATCTTCGGGGTGTTCGATGTGTTTGTTTTGCATTGTTTTCTCTTGATGTTTTTAAG